GATACGCGCCGCGAGATACTCCTGGAGCACCGAGAAATGCACCGGATTCGCGCCATGCGCCCCCCAAATTGAATCATTGGAACGGCAGCACACCGTAAGGTCTAGTACAGGCCCAATATCGTAAACATCACCACCTTGACTGTCCTTGCCCCAATTAATCGGAGCCTTGCGCACTCGGCAGTATGCGTGAGTGTTACAACAAACATCTTTCTTATCCGCCCCAAGATCAGCCGCTGGGTCCCACATGGACACAACAACGCGCCGGTCATTCGGGTTTACGGTCAGCAAGTGCACCACTGTCTCCAGCTGGTCTGGAAGATTACGGTGCCCGCCGCCCTCCATATCGAAATGCCGACGCCAACGAAAGCCGTAAGCCCCATGAGAGTGGCCATCCTCTTCGGCAAACCGCTTCGAGAAATCGCCGACAAACTGATCTAGCCAAGTCGCGTCGTTTCGACCGGCCAACATCCACAACGCCTCCATCAAGTGGAATGTTGGGTTGGCGTCGCGCAGCGGGCTAAGCGATACCCGGTTCATTGGCTTCTCGTTGACCGTCATAACCGGGCAAGGCATAACTAACGCCTCACCCGCTCTTGTGTTCTCTCTTATACCCATCGCCTCGATGAGCCCTAAGCCACGAGTCAAGGCCTGATCTATGTTGTCGGCATAAATCGTCTGCATCGGGGCTTCCTTCAATAGGTGTGCGGTTGGTAACGGGCACGAGGCCGACCTTCGCCGTTTTTTACTCTGAGATGCTTGTCAACCTCACAACAGATATTTTGGGTATCCATTGCAGTAAGGTCTTCGTACTCTGGTCCAAGCTTCTTAACAATAGCCGCCCGCCAATTGACTAGCTTTTCAAGCCAGAGCGCTTCGGGCGGTCGCTTCGAGAGCTTGCCAGGGTTCTGCATGATACGGTTGAAGCCGCGCACCGAGCCCGGCCCCATCGGAGCCCAGGTCTTGAGATCAAAGGCCTGATTAAGCAAAGGCGTATAAGTCCAGTCACCCGCAATCTGCCCTGCCATAAAGCTACCGTACCCATCCGCTCGTCGAAGTATTGCATGCACCGCCTTATAGGAACGATCTGTCGGAGGAACCTCTGTGAAGTATCGAACCAATTCGGGAAGAACTGCTTTTAGGTTTTTCCCTACAACAACCTCAGCGACGTACTTGCCCTTCTTCGCACCCTTCTTCTTAGGCGCACGGATCATGTAGGCCCCGGTCCAAGCCTTCTCCGTCTGAGCTATCCTATCCGTGATCTGCCCGACCTGCTTCCAATTTATGGGATGAAAAACGCGGGCACTAAGTACAGCGTCTACGGTAGGAGGCCAGTTGCACCACCTACACCAGGCAGAGAACATCAGGAACCTTTCTAAGCCCCATTCCTCCAGATTGCCAGGCGTTAAGACATTGGTGCGAAGCCAACGGCTAACCCGGTCATCCTGGCGCTTGATGTTGCAAAAACGATACGTAGCTAAGATCGGGTCCTTGGTCCAAGGCGCTGGTCGCCCGGCTTCTCGCCGTTTGCGGATGCTCTCACGCTCCTTGACCCAGTACAGAAGCGGCTTCAAGTTATCGGGCATCAGACATCCCAACGACGAAGGGTGAATACAAATCCAAAAATCTTAACGCGGAAGCGTCGCTCAGGAAACGGCGTCCAAGCATAACGCTCCTCCGTCCAATAGCCAAACATCAATGTTTCTCCTTGAGCCAGCCTATAAGCTTTTCGGGAGCGCTATCTCTCGAAACATACTGCATGCGGTAACCTGCCTCTGTGTACTGCTGGGTTACTCTCTCGAACATTATCTGCTGCGCCTTGAGATGCGTGCTATTCCAGCGCGTACCGTTGACGCTCTTGAGCTTACGCGCTTCGATGGGGCGGTAGCATTCCTCGTAGCTGGTATCAAGCGTCACGATTAGAGCGTTGTCCCTATTGGCCTCCATGAACCGGCCAATCGACGGCTTAAGAATGCGAACCGAAGTCATGATTGACTCGAAGACAACATGGCCTCCGTGAGGACCGCTCGCCTTCAATTGGTACTTCTCTAGGATTTCCTGAGCACGCACCACACCTAGCTTCGTGATGTAGTCGAAACCGCAGGTTGCCTCGGTCTGGTAAGGTCCTAGGATAAAACTCGGTGGCCCCTTGATATGCTGCGGGCTAGCCTTCTGGAAACAGCAGTACGCCTCAGGCACCTTCATCCCTAGCGAGCCGAAGATAGGCGTGCAGTGCATGAGCTTCATTGCGTTGCGAACCGCCGTGGACTTCCCGCTACCGTGGTTGCCGCGAACCAGGATGATCATAACTTCACAATCCCATCCTTGCAGGTACGCGTCGCCCAGAGCGCGCCCTGCACGGCGGGATGCGAGCAGTAGGCTAGCCCGCAATGAAGACAAATTACTCCACCACCGGCCCTAGGAACGTCGCAGAGCGCTACCTCGTCTTGAGCCGATACTAGGTGCGGGGCGTTGCCATAGCTATCGTAGCCCATCGCCTCGCGCATCTTGTCTGTCATCCGACGCCAAGTCATTCGATATACGCCTTGATTCTAGCGAAGGCTTCGTCCCTGTTCAGGGTCAGCGTCGGGATGCCTGATTCAATCATCCGCTTCCGGGCGCTCTCAATCGACTTGATCTTGGCCTCTACGTTCTTCGTTCGGCTGGCCTCGCCAGTACGGGTCTTGATCGAATCCAAGCATACTTCTAGGCTCGTGTTAAGGAAGATAACCAATGCCTCTTGTCGATGAGCGGCTAGCCAATCACCGACTGCGCCGTAATACGTACTGATCACTACGCCCTCAAAAAGAACGTGTCCAAGCTTCTGATATTTGATCAGAAGGCCCACCTGCTCAGTAGCTGACAACGGCAAGGCGTCCATACCGCCCGTCGCTGACTGGTATGACCCAATCACAAATAGCGGCCTCTTTGCTCCCTTTCCTAAGTCTACCTTGTAGGCTTCTGGTCGCTTGACGCCCAACACGCCGTAAAGCTCGCTGTGAGGGAACTTCAGGAACTTCTTGACGATGGTCGTCTTGCCGCTTCCGTTCGTGCCCCGGATGTTTATGATCACGCGAATAACCCCCGCTCAACCTCTGGCGGCATATACTTCGAAAGCAAGGAAGCCGTCTCCCCCCAACCCTTGAGTCCGTGTCGAACCTCGTGGATGTCCTTGCCAACCCAATAATGCCCGCTAAGCGACGACTTCCATTTACAGGCCATGGATTCTATTTCTTGGATGTTGCAACTACGAGCCCGGGGCGAGCTAGCCGGAGGCGCTGGCTTGTTCCGGAAGTGCAGGAGAAGCTTATTTGCGGCCGCCTCAGGAGATAGGTTCAGCAAGTCTAGAGCCGCTCTCGGTTCTTTGTAAAAGGTCAGGGTATCGTTCGGGAACTCGATGGGAATACCTAACACCCTCTCAAAAATATCAGCGGCTTTGAAAGACAACCACGAACCACACATAGGCCAGTGTTTTTGGATGTATGCTGTTATCTCCCGAAGCTCGTAATCATTGAAAGCAAAACTCCCAACAATATCCTCTGGATTGGGAGCCATGCTACGAAATGTCCGTACGGCATCAACGCACTTCTGGCCTCGAAAGTGACGGCGCTCGCTGCCTCTTGGCCAACGATCATACTCAAGATCGGGGTTGATCTCGTCAGGCCCACAAAGTTTATTACGCGCGGCAACCATCATAACCTCCCAAAAGGTCCCGCCCTCCATCTCGCTGATAAATGCCGACACCCCTAAATGATAGAAGCAGAAATATGCTAGCAACAGGCGGTGCAACTGTTTTGTCGGAAGCTTCGCATTCACAAGTGCGACGTAGACAGGGTCCAGGTCCTGCGTATTGATTAGCTTCTCACCGAACTCGATGACTTCGCCGATCTTGTGCTTCACGGTTTGCTCGTGAAAAGTAGCCTGTCCAAATGCTCAGCTTCTTCCTTGGCCTCGTACTCTTCAGCGAGCGTGCGGCCGGTGTTGGCAATAACCTGGATAGCCCGGTCGTCCCAAAGCTCGATCATATTGACATCCTTGAAACACTGCACGCGCGGCATAATCGACATATGCTTAAAGCAATGGTCCTGAATAGCTACAACCATCATCGCGTCAGAAAAGCTTTCACCTGTGACGCGACAACGACTAGTACGATGGTCGCTGTAGAGCGGAACTCCGCCGGAAGCAAATGCAATAGGCGTACTGACCCGGGCAGTAACAATTCGGGACTCAACGCCAGCGCGTCCCCAGGCCTTAATACGCTCAATCATCGGCCTGATCGGTTCACCAAAGACGTTCCAGCCTACCCATTTGTCGTAGGTGAACATTGTACCGTCAAGGTCCACGCCCACCCATCCACCTTGCTTTGCAAGGCGCATCACTCTTTCCGAAATTTCGATTGCCAAGACTTAGCCTCCTTCACGGTTTCTTTACTATGACAGCTATGGCAAAGGCATTGCCCGTTGCTTACTCTAAACCTTAATTTGGGGTGACCCTGCCAATCCTTTATATGATGAGCCGATAGCCGCTCGTCTGAGTCACAAGCCTCACATTTGTAATCTGCTCGCTCTAGAACCTCTTTACGCCAACGATTGAGTTCGCGTCTTAATTCTCGCTTTGATTGCCTGGTCTTTTCGCAAACACCACCTTTCCAAACAGGATTTAGTGGGCCTTGACTATGTCCGCGCTCTTTTCTCGTTTTAGATATCTTATCCTTAGACTCCTGGTGGTGCTGTCTCCCAAACATCGGATTATTTTCTCCAGCATTCTGGATAGTCTTAATTTCCGACATCTTGGTCTTAGTTTCTTCAGTATGTGTCTTACCAAAAAAGTTATTGTTTGCTCCTAGCTTAGCTAGTCGCATCTTCTGCTTCGTTTCTTCCGAATGCGTTCTTCCTATCCACCAATCAGGCATAATTCACCCCAACATAAACAAGTCCACTCCGATCCAACCACCATCTTTCGCCAACCGAAGCACCCGCTCAGAAATCTCTACCAACTTGCCTTCTCCCTTATGTCGTCGTGAAAACAAAACTGAACCACTGAACCCTTACGCCAATCCTGAGCCAACGGAATAAGCCAGTTGAGGTTACCGATCTTGCGATAACCATAAAGCGTGTCTACATTCACCCAACGCAACGGCTCACCGGCGTCGTTGATCTTGGGAACTGGTAGTAATCCAAAAGTCAGCAGCCTCGCTCTGTAGCAAAACAACTCGTACTCTGGGCCAGTCTCGGTGGCAAAATGCGTCCAATTATCTTGAGCTGTGTCGATGCAAGTTTCTTCCCGGAACTCACGAGGCATAGCATACATCGGTGACTCGTCTCTTTCGACCTTTCCGCCGATGCCGTTCCAAAGACCTTCCTGCCACTTCGGCTTCTGCTTGTTAACCAAAAGCACGTGGGCTCCGCAAAACATAAACCCAACAACCAGCCTAGCGCGCATCACCCGTCCTCCTCAGCGGAGTTACACCTAACCGCACCATTAAAAGAGTTAGCATAAACGCAAACCAGCTTCCATTGCCTAGGAAAACTAGCAACGGTAGAAAAGAATACAAAAGAACCACAGCCCGCCAGCAACGCGACCAACCAGTAGTATCGCCACGATCCGAACGGCGGCGCGGGCTGTTCTGACGATCAGAGAGGCTGCTCATTAGAATCCTCCGGCCATTCAAACTCATCTTCCCAATCGTTCACGACATACCCGCAATCTTCACAGAAGTAGGAAGAGTACGGCACGAGATTTCCCTCAAGGTCTTCGTCCTCGCCCTTGTAGTACACCATAACCGCACTGCATTCGGAACATTTCATCTAACAAGGTTCCTTGAACCGCTCCACCAAAGCACCACGACGCCCAGACGATAATGCTCCTTCGATAAACTTCGTCAACTTGTAGTCACCGTTAGCTGGGTCCTTGTCACAGATGCGATGAAGACAAAGCAACGATCCGCTCTTCTGGTATCCCCAAAACTTCAGCCCCAACGAGCGGTAGAACGCTACTGCATCAGGTTCCGATGATACACGAAAGAATTCAACACCGACACCGAGACAAGCGCGAATCGGAAGTCGCCCGTACTCGCTGAGTACCAACCGTCTCGCTAGCCCTTGACGTCGATAAACCGCAAAAGTATGAAGCAATTGAAGATTGGCAACAACCGGCTCTCGTCTCGTCTGCTTAACACAAATAGCAGACATCACCTTGTCACCATCCAAGAATCCAACTGTGTACTCCCAAAGCCCCATCGCGTCGGCCTTCGCCCTAAACGTAGCAGCGAAGCGATCATCACCACTACTTGACATACTGACAAATTGCCCACGAGTTATCTTAACTGGTAACATCAAGTAGCCGCCTTTCCTTCTTGCCTCTTTCCTTGGGCCACTTCGTAGCTTCCCAACCTACGTAAGAGTCATGATGATAAAAGAATGAAGGCCAACTTAAATGAGTGTCTTCAACAATGAACTTAGCCGGGGTCCCGTTCGTGAGAGCGGCCCTCATAAACGCCTCTACCAATTTGAGAGAACCCTCAATCTCCTCATGTGCCATCGAGGCACGGAAAAGCCTAAACTCCACCGTGTCGATGTGCTTCAAGCAATACGTATTAATCGCATAGCGCAACGGTCGCCCCATGCTTCTACCGTCCTTACCGCAGCACTGAATGCGGATGAAATCATCGAAACTACTAGCGTCCCTACAAATATTGTTCACCATCCAATCCGGCATAGGACGACCACCATCCCACTTTAGGTAAGTGCGTGCAGTCTTTGTACATGCCATCAATGGTTGCTCCTCATAACCATAGAGCGTCTTGATAAGATACACTTGATTATCCCCAATCCAGCGCGTGAGTTTCTTTAGCTTCACAATGTCATCGCGCAAACCAGGAACACGAACATGAACGTGACCGTGGTTCACACAAGACGCGGAAGGCCGGTCGCCTTGCGCCTGAGACCACTCGATCGTACTGGAAACCCGAGCAGCTACCTGCTCTGGGGAACGTCCTGGAGTAATGTTAATCTCGCCCCCGACCGGAGGCTCTCTCCCGAGAGGGTCCGTAGCGACGTTTTTGTAGGGAGGGTAGAGGTTCACGATATCGGTTTCAGCGTACTCCCAGCTACCGTATCGCTCTGGGACAGCCCTAGAGCGTAGAACGTCGCCTAGCTCTAGTTCATAACCGAACGTCATTTGGCTAACGGCCATTTTTCCGTATAACCTCCCGGGCACTATCAATCTGGTCCACAGCATTGTCAAGATGGAAGCAAGCCATAGAAAGGCTTGCGTCACTCTTCGCCTCGTTACAGATCGTACAAGCCTCCACCCGCAATTCTTCCAACAAGTCCTCAATTTCTTTGAGAGTTCTCAAGTCACCCTCCTAACAATCTGGTCAGCGCACCAGCCCGCCGCTAATGTGCCATTCTTAGCGCCGCCCGTCGCGACCCAAAGGCCCTTCCGAACCTCTTTCAGAAGGCAGGGCTTCGCATCCTTTACATACGGCCGATAGCCAAAGAGCTTTACAACCTCGGGGGCTTTCGGGCTGTTGATTGATGGTCCGAGAACAGAACGCCGCAACAGAGCGTTATCGCAGCGCTCACGTGAAGCGTTCTCATAAGCATCGCTCCAGGTACGCAGAGCCAGCCCGTCACCGGCCCAAAGCCCGTCGCCCCGATTGAACGCAACGATTTGCTTGTAAGGAGCCCAAACCCTGATGAATGGCTGCTCAATGATATTAGCGGGTCGAAGCCATGCGACGCCCGCCTGGCTCGTTACCTCAACCTCTGGGACAAGTGTCTTCGTCCAAATCCCGGTCGCTACAACTAGCAAAGGTATTCTGATCTGCTCGCCACCAGAGCGGTAAAGTAGCCATTGACCCGCTGTCCCTATAATTTGTGTGACAGCCCCAACAAGAACCTCGTTCTGATCGAGAAGCACCTGCTTCGGGTCACACCAGTGAACCGTCGTGTTGCCTACCGGGGTCTTAAACTGCAAATCGCGAACACCCACTAGCTCATCGAGCTTCTTCAGCGCAGGCTCGTAAACGTCCTTGCCAAGACTACTGAACCATCCGGGCCTCATCAGACACGCTGCTGGAGCGCTACCAGCGTTCTTGTACTTCGCATCGACCGTCAAAACATTACGTCCGGAGGCCCGCAACGCTCGCGTGATGAGGCTACCAAAAATTCCTGCGCCGATTACCACTGCGTCGTATTTCAAGAGGCCGGTTCCTCGATCTGATGTTCAACAAAATAATGATAACCAGTCCAACTCTTCTCGCGACACCAAACGTCTGCTTGCTCTCGCGTAGCAAACCCCTTTACCTCACGACCACTAATCGCATGGTAGTCGTTGTCTACCTCCAAAATAGAGAACCTTAGCATGTTCCTCTCTCCAAAATGTTGAAATGCCCGTAGCTAGACATACTAGCTACGGGCAAATCTAATCGGAGGAACAATCGGGAGGGAGACTGGACCGAAGTCCATGCATACAAAGCGAAGTATCCCTAACCCTTCACCATCCGATCTAGCTCAGGCCGCTGCCTTCTCCCGCTTCACCGAGACCAGCTTGATGTTGCCCTTCTGGACCTCGTAGTAGACGTTCTTCTGCGGAATCTTGGCCTTCAAGGCTGCCTCGACAGTCATGCCATCCTTGTACTTCGCAAAATAGATGGCCAACTTGGTGCCTTCGCGATGGGGATTCTTCTTGGCCAGAACCTTGATCGTTCCCTTCGGATCGATCCGGGTGCGGGCGTTCTGGGAGGCCGGGGCCTTGGTGGACTTGGCGGCGGCCTTGGTCGTAGTCATGTCTTTGTCCTTTCCTTTTCCGGTTAACTTCTCTTTCGACTTCTGTGGCTTGACGGAGGCTTTCGGTGCCGGCTTGGCAACCTTCTTCTTGGCCTTTTTGGCCGGAGCTTCTTCCTCCGGCTCGTCGGATGCTTCTTCTTGCCCTGAATTTTCACTTTCATCAACACTTTCTTCGGCGGGCTCCTCTGAAAAAGTGTCTTCGCCGTCTTCCGTGGCTTCGTCGTCACCTTCGTCTTCCGACGCCTCGGTGGCTTCCTCGGGCTCAGCATCCGGCCAACCCTCCAGCGTCGGAAGCTCAGGCTCGGTGTCTTCACCTGCCGCCTCCTTCGCCTTGAGAACCTCGTTGGACCAAACCTGAAGCTCCTTTGAAAGCTCCTTCCAGTCGCCGTCCTCCAGACCATTGACCTTCTTGGCGACACGGGTTGCGAAGTCAAGATACTCTTCGTCCTCCTTGCGCTTCATCTTCAAGGCTGTGCCGATCTCAGCATACACTGTCATAGTAGTGACCTCGCTCCTTTTTGGGTTTAGAATCTAGAAGGGTGATTAGACATACTACAGATGGACGACTAGGACAAGATGTAAGTCATGGTTTTTCCGGCCAACTCAGGGTCGCCCACTACCCTAGCCATACGCTGATCTGTGGTCTCACGAAGGCTGCGCTTACCTAGTGTCACTCGACCGTCCTGAGAAACCCTTAAGCGGGAGCGGAGGTACTTGCCACCATCAATACCGTCGTTGACTAGCTTGACAACCGCATCAGCGATCTCAGTAGGCGCGTGCAGCAGCGCAACAAGCGCTGAGATTTCCTCTGGCTCTGGCGGCAGGAGTTCTTCCAGGGACAGAGGCTCATCGGTCTCGCCCTTGGACAAGGAGGCCAACGGCTGCTCCCTTGTAGTCGGATAGCGGGACGCCAACGTATAGAGATGGTTATAGAAAGTGCGCTGGACCAAATTCATAAAGTGCCGGCGTTGTTGCGCGTTGGGCGTATCGGTAAAAAGGTTCTGATACGCATAACCATCAGGGCGGTCTCCGGGTGCTGGCAAGGCCAGCGTGTACCTATCGCGGCACTTACAGTAGCATATGAAGCCGTCTTGGTATAAATCATCCGCAGTGTACCAACCTGCAACCCGCCAGGCCTCTTTCACTGAAGTCCGCCTCAACCACCCGCGCAACCCTGCATCGAAATACACGTCCTTCGGCATGACCGTCTCCTCGTTGTCTTATTAACCTGCTAAGGATCGAATGAAGGCTGTGGCCTCTGAGGAACTGGCAACGAACTCCCCGGGGTCTTTGAACCCATCGGGAATCGTTTGAGGCTTAGCGCGTCGGGGCAGGCCCGACTTAATAGAGAGGTTCCGGAGCCAAGCCTCCCGGGGGTCGATTAGTAACCGCACCCGGTCGAAGCTCTCGCTAATATCGTAGATCAAGTTGGACTGCGCCTCGGATAGCTCCAGCCCGAAGAGACACGTACCCCAGACGCCATAACGGTGTCCAAGAGCTGTCACGGCTATCGCATCGAACGGACCTTCACAAATCGAAAGGCATCGCCGCTTCTCGGCCCGGGCGAGGATAGGAAGGCTCAGGAGAAGGTTTCCGGGCGGGGCCAGCGCTTCCTCCTTCCGAAGGGTCAGGTACCGTATAGAGGCTTCTGGGTCAAGGCTACGGCCCGTCCAGGTCTGTAGGTTCCCTAGGCGGTCGAAGATCGGGATAATAACCCTGTAAGCGAACCTTCCCGAAGTCGCGTAGTGCAGCTTGTACGTTTCGGCTACCCATTCGGCTTGTTCCCGGGTAAAGCCACGACCGTCTGGTAACGAGTCTGTGAGGTAATCCCAGAAACCGCCCGATCTAGGCGCACCCGGTGTTAGTGGCTTTATCTCTTTGGGGAAGGTTAGCTTTGAAGGGCGCTGGGTTTCGTTCTGATCATAACCTAGCTGCTTCCGCCACTGCTGCGAGAAATCGTCCGCGCTGGGTAACGGGGCAGCCTCCCTAACGCCTAGAAGCTCGCGGGCGCGATCTTCCGAGCAACGCAATAAAAGCGTCAAGAGATAGACGTAGGACTTGCCCCTATGCTGGTGCGGGTTGCGAAGACAGCGCCAGCCGCGTCTTTGCAGGTTTATCGAGAGATGTTCGGAAGGGTCTGCATCGCCGCAAAGCGGGCAACGCGTTAGTACCTCTGAGCTTCCCCCCTCACGGAAATTAACCCCGTGGGCCGCTAGAATATTCTCTAGCTTTTTCGGCAAGATGTTTTACCTCGTCAACGTAAAGGCGGTGAACTCTCTACGCAAACCATTATACCAAATCGCTCAGTGGAAGCGAGACGTTAGACCTTCCCTTCAAAGAAAGTAAAGGCCCTTAAGAAATATTTCTGACGAAAGAAAAGCAACGGATGGTTTTGACACCACCCAGTGCTCTCAAGACGGTAGGGATTCGGGCTGCCCCTTTACCTAATTACTAGCTCCCGCGCTGCAATGACCGTCATGACTACAATCCACGCCCCCTCCTCCAACCCTCGTGTCGAGCCAGCACGACAATCGCCGCGATCAGAATCGTACTCATAACAAACTGATGGATAAAGATACTACCAACACCCCAGGTCGCACACGCTACATAAATCGAGGGGTGCTTGTTCCAGAATTTGTCCGATATCCGATCAAGGCAATCGTGGAGGTAACACATTAGACGTTCCCTAATCTAGGCAACGTCGCGGGATTTGAGCGGCGTAGAGCCAGCATTACGTGCGGCGTCGCGGGCCTTGCGCTGCTCGCGGCGTGCAATCTTTCTGGCGTGAGAGAAGAACACCCAAGTCAGGCCCATAGCAACGAACTCGACGAAGAACCAGAGCGCGTTGTAAAGGGCGGTGGCGCCACTAAGCGTAGCGAACTCGTAACCATGCCAGCCAAAATTGCAGAGCAGGTTGAGACCGAATAAGGCATAAAGCCAAGTCGAAGGCACTTTGACATCTTCGGCGTGGATGCTTTCTTCGTCGTCGTCGTCCCAGGCAATCTGGCTACCGAACATGATGAAGAACGCCGCGCCAGCGAAGCAGAAGTCGACGAGACACTTTGCTATCCAAGGGAGCGCCGCGACGCCCGTAAATCCCACCGCAGCGGGGAGATCGTTGAGCAGGAAGATCGCCACCGAATAGGCGATGATCCCAAAGAAAAACACACGTTTCATTCTAGACACTCCTTCGTTTTGCGAGTGGACCCGACCCGCCCGGGAAATCCTATCTCCGATACATACTAGCCAAGACGCGCGCCGGATTAGCCAAGACAGCCTCAAACAAATCCTTGCCTTCCTTGTGGAAATCGAGAATACGCTCGTCTACAGTGTCGAGTACGATCGGGTCGTACAGGAAGCACTTTGAGTGTTTCTGTCCCTGCCTTATGATACGCCGCTCGGCCTGCTCGCGGTCGATAACACTCACTGGACTTTCGAAGAAGATTTCGTAGTTGGCTACCTGAAGCCCATCCAGTGAGTAGGCCCCGACTTGATTATTGACAACGCAAAAGGGCGTGGCGTCGTCATACATGAATCTTTCGATCTCCTTACCCGCATTCTTTGTTCCGGACCAGAGCCAGACTGGGTCAACCTCGAACTGTTCTTTGATCTCCCTAGATATCCTTCGTCCTGACACCGTGTACTGGTAGAAGATCAAGACCTTGCGGTTATCGGGAAACGTATCGAGGAAGTCCATGAGCCACTCCAGTTTTGGACTTTGCTCGAACTCGATCTCGGCTTTCTCGCCGGTCTCGTCGTCCTTGAGCCCAATAAAACCCGAAGATAATTGCCGCATACGCAAGAAGGCATTCTTCATGACGCGGCGGTCGCCCTTGGCCGCAATCGCCTCTTCGATCACTTCGCGGTAATACGCCTTGATCTCAGCCGTGAGCTTAATCGGCTCTACGATGTTACGCACTGGTGGCAAGTCGATGCACTCGTCGGCTGTGTAGGTCAGCGAGCTATGCTGTACAATGTCGGAAAGCGTCTCCTTCATCGTTGGACGAAAGCGGTACTTCTTGTGTCCGTAACTCTTGCGCTCGTTGAAGAAGGCCTGCCGAAAAAGTCCTAGGGTCTCACCCAGTGTCTCACCGTGGTCCACGAGGTTCATCTGCGCCCAAAGCGGCATTGGGTCGCGGCCGAAGGGACGCCCCGCGAGCGCAAAACGATGCCGGGCTTTCTGCGAAGCCTCCCAGCAAATCTGGTACGTAAGGCTGCCATCGTTAAACGCATTGGACGCCTTAGTCGATTCGTCGAATACCACGACATCAACATCTTCGAGAAGCCGATCAACCTTGTCGGGTAGAAGTTGTTTCTTTTTGGAGCGAGGGGTTAGCTTTCCCGAGACCATCGCAACTGTGCCGGGGTAGTGCAGAAAAATAATCCCGTCACCAAAATGTCTTAATATCTTCCACTTCTCCTCGGATGAACTAGCATCGAGAACGCAGTAGGGTACGTTGATCTTGTACTCCTTGCGCTGCCGCTCCCAAGTCGGGAAGGCCTTGTCACTGGTAACGAAGACCAAGGCCCTTCGGAGTACACCAATGTCCCAGAAGTATTGCAGAAGCTCCAGCGAGATAAGAGTTTTTCCGGTGCCCATGTCTAGCCACAGGGCCACGGAGTGTAATCGAATGCCAAGATAAACCGCGACCTTCTGGTGCAACCCAATCTTTGGATGAAGCTTGAGCGTCGGGGCGATCTTGTGAAGGAGCTTATCGATCTCCTTGTGGCTCAAATCCTTTAGCCAGCGATGGTCGTCACGTCTTGCGTTGAGGTAGCGCTTGATGATCGCCTTTGGGATCACACGTGGTACTTCGTTGGAGGGCCGAGATAAACCTCAGGCCAACTCTCGGCAAATAGGTAATTGAATTGGTCAATCGTTGGGTCCAGCACGCGGCCATCCTCAAGCCTAATCCAAATATGGTTTCCCTCGCCTAGGTCGGACTCAACTACCTCACAACTGACCCCATGAAGGTTCAGCAGAGGCCCCAATGGCCAACAAACCATAGCACAAGACAAACGGCTTGACTCTTCCACCGAGAATGCCTCTACGGAACTCACTCGCAAATTTGACTAGCTCTTTATCAGTCATCGTCGTTTCTTCTCAACAATCTCCCACTCCAACCCAAGAACCTCTAGCAATTCTGATGAGGGCCAGCGCTTACCACTAAGAAACTCGCTGACGTGAGAGTTAGCTAAGCCGTGCTGGCGACACCAGGCTCTAATCCCAACACCACGCACACCAGCGTAAGGCGCGTACTCTTTTCGCAATCTGGCTCGTACTTCGTCCAAGGTCATGGAGCAAACTGCGTGTACGTTGGCAGCTTCTCAACCTTCGCCTTGTAGCCACGACGCACAGCTACTGCATCGTAGAAGGGCAGCACCTGTACCCGGTCAATCATCGCCAGTAAATTCCCGATCTCCTCGGAGAACTCAACATTGTTCTTCACACCGGTAGCTGGGTTTGTCTGGAAAGTACCAAAACGAAGCATCTTCGATGCGGCCACGATAACCTCAGCGCATTCCTCCTGAACAATCTCAAGCATCTCGCGTTCGTAATCGGTCAACGGGCGACCGTCAAGAATAGCTGCTAGCTCTGGTCCAAACCCCTTAATCGTCATCTCGCCGATCTCCTGTGGCCTCGTTTAGCCGTTCCCAGTATGCGTTCTGCATCAAGGCGCTCTGTAAGGCATACTGACCAGTCGCGAGGCTCTGCGTAATCACGATCATTGTCCCATCTGCAATACCACGAGCGTGTTCGATCATAATCCTACCCAATCCCCGGGCCTTTTCCGCCTCAGTCTGTTGGAACGTAGCCGTCTGGTCCGCTGTGAACACTTTAGAGATGTCCTCAGTGACATCGCTACTGTGCGTGCGCTTCGCCCCAATCGTTTTACGTCCGCCCTGTGTTGGAGTAAACAATGAAGAGTTACGCGCGAAGGCAACGCCACGCAGATCAACAAACGTTTGTCCCAGGGTAATGCGTAAATTGTTGGAGTCCTGCTTCATTAAGTCAGGGTAGTCAACAATTAACAGATGCGGGGAGAAGCGCTCTTCCAACTCTAGGTAGTCAAGGTAACCCTCTAACATCGGAACTGTTAGCTGTCCGCTTGCGAACTCCTTGACAACGAGGTTACTAAACCGCTGGCCCCAGACACCCGATATCCTACGCTTCAACTCGCGGCGTGCACCCGGCTCGGAGAAGCTCCACTTTGGCGTCAGGAGCCTCGACCTAAACCCTGTCAAGCGTTCCATCCGGTCATCGAACTCTAGATAGCTTTTCATGTACTTTTTTGGGTTCATTGCCGCAGCAAACACCCGCTGGTAGTACCGTCCCGTGACCTGGCTCTCAGGCATCTCCAGCGTAATGTGTACAACACGCTTGCCTTGCTGTAATGCCTGCACACCGCAATGAACGCAAAACCAGCTTTTGCCCGATCCTTTAGGTGAGATAAAAAGCGTCTGCTCTTTCGGAGCCATGACGAAGCCCAGACTATCTAGGGCGTCAATACCAAACGAAATACCCGACCCGCCGCGCTCGAAGAATTTCAGCGAACGGTCAGGGTCATTCAGGAATGTACCACGCTCCATCGTCTGGGCGCGAAACTTACTCGCCTTGCTGAAGATCGCGTCGATGTCGTCGGCCATAGCGTCGC